AGGGAGGTGTCAACTTCTTCCTTAGGTACTACGGGATCAATGGTATCAGTACCATCGCCACCAGTGATAGTATCAGTGCCATCACCACCAGTAGTAGTAGTAGTATCAGTAGTAGTAGTAGTATCACCGAGGAAGCGTTTAGGTACTTCGTATTGTTTACCAACACCTCTATTTTGTAGCTTACCCTTGGGTCCTATATCCTCACCTTTATTTAAGATTGTAGGTGCGATAGCAGGTCTTCCACCTACTCGCTGTCCCTTAATCATTGCTCCAGGAGAGCCAGGATCTCCAAGCAGACTTGCAATCTGCATACCAATTTTTCCGGTACCAAAGTCAAGCATACCCCTTTCAAATGGGTTTAATTTGCTCACTTTTCTTTGCAACTTGTTATAAGCACCAGACTTGAAAGAGATACCAGTTTTATCTTTTTCGGATAGCTTCTCGTTGATTTTATCGAGTCGTCGGATAATGTCATCTGGACCTTTTTTGGTTGTACCACCAAGACCATCTTTCCCGAACAACTCTTGTGAACTAATCCCACCACCACCACCAGCAATTCTCAGACCTTGAGTAAGACCTTTGACTTTAGGTGTAGAGCGGGAGGGAGTAGAAGGAGCAGGAGAAGGAGCAGGAGAAGGAGCAGGAGAAGGAGCAGGAGAAGGAGCTGTACGTCGAGCAGCTTGGTTTAAATTACGAATCCGATCTGCAGCGGACTGCTTAACACCTGCTGATTCTAACCTCGTTATTAACCTACTACTTAGATTACCTGCCTTAGCCTGCTGCTTAGCCTTTGCTTTTAGCTTTTTTTTGTTAGCCATTGTTCTCTTCGTTGAGTTGATATTGAATCCACTCGACCACAGAACGTTGGCCAGAGCGGTACATAATTAATGAGTGTGAGTCATCCGGGTGGGGATTAAGTGGTGGGAAGTTCTCCTCCAGTTGTTGGAGGATAGAGGTTAGCTGGAGACCATGGGTCTCAAGCATATTTAGCGAGATAGGAGATTGCATTCTGCAATGTAAGGATGTTGTCGTGTGCCTTCCCCAACATCAGGTTGCACTCACCACACAGCAGTCCACGAACATGGCCTTGAGCATGGCAATGATCTACAACAAAGTTCCCTGAGTTATGCTTTGGATCACTGGAGCCACAAATCTTACATTTGTGTCCCTGCTCCTTCAGCATGTGCTCATATACCTCAAGAGAAATACCATAAGTGCGTCGTAATTTTTTAGCTCTTTCCTGTTCGGAAGAATACTTCGCTTTATTTCTCTTGAGAATGTTTTCTTTGTTTATACTGTAGTGGACAGACGCGGCACTTTTAATGCACTTTTTACATCGTGCTGTTCGACCATCGGCCACCCGAGGTTCGTGGTAGAACGCATCGAGTGGCTTTGTTTCGTTACAAGTTTTGCACGACTTAACCGTACTGGGGAAGGTTTTGGTTTGCATGTTCAAAGAAGCTAATCATTCTGGCTCGCTTGGTGTCAGAAAGTTCTGGAGCTTTCCCCTCATACATCAAGCGGTCACTTGCATCCAGCCAAAATTTTTTGTCCAAATACTTTGACTTAGTATTTCTACCTAGTGGTTGAAGCACCCAATTAATGGTTGCCTTCCGGAGCTTATCGAGAGAAGGACTCCAATTGAGACCAAGCTCAGCAGCCACCAAGCTATTCGTTGCCACATGTACTTGTTCATCACGACTAATGTCAGCACTTACTGTACGGAGACCAGCGTCACCATTAAACCGAAAGAATGGGAGTAGAACGAAGAAGATTGCACGCTCGGCAACAAGTGCTTTGAGGATCGTGTGATCTGGATGCGCCATCCACGCATCTCGGAGCTTAAGTGCTTCGGCCTCAGCTTTCGGATCAGTACCAAGAGCATTGGCGACATAACCAAGAGCCAGGTCGTGGTTTTCTTCGTCTTTGATATTAGATTTGAGTAGGTCCCTCGCCAGAACTGGAACGTCACGGGCAAGGGCATCTTCGATAAACTCACCCACAGGTAGCTCCATGTGTCGGATAGCGAGCGCCCGGTAGATCGTTTCTTCAGCACCTTCATTCAGTTTTCCAGCAGTGGTTTGGACAGGAGTCCAAGTACGTTTACGATTAAGTAGTTTTTGATAAGGGTTCATTCGCCGCAATTACAATCAGGAGCAGGATCAGTTAAGAGTGCATCCAGGTAATCGTTGACTTCAGCTTCATCCAATGCCGCGTAGACATTAGATTTATCTTGAGTGTCACCCATTACCTGTAGCGAGTAATAAAGGGAGGTCTGCGGAGATTGCAGCCACTCTTCAATAAACGCTTCATCATAAGTGATCACATCAGACCAACTATTGAAGCTATAACCGTGAAGAAGTCCCGTACTATCGAGAAGGCGAATAATACCATCACACACTGCTCGATAATCATCCCAGCCAACTTCAGACGCGATCTCAACAGGACCATAGTCAAAGCTCTGGACGCCAAATGTACCCGAATCTCGGTCTACTTGACGGGCAATGGGAGGTGCGATCTCAGGGCAGGTAGTGTACCCTTCCAGATCAGTGTAGCGGTAGCTGCAGGAGGCTGTAGGAGCGATGGCAAAGGCACGTTCCATACGATTAGCCTTAGCGATCTCTGCAGCAGCTTGGATGCCCGCCTGGAGCTCTTTGGCGATGATGTAGCCAGGAGTAGCAGGGTAGGGGCGGCCACTGTTCAATGCTTGAAGAGCAACGCCGAAGCTCTTGTAGTCTACACCTTGGATTCGGAGAAGGTTGGCAAGTCCCAGCATTCCGAGACCGACTTGGCGATCAACCTCTGGAGTGAGGTACTCTCCGCTTTCTCCAACATTTGTTTTGCTGTGTAGGTTGCACAGTTCGGACATTCCTTGTGCAAACGCACCTCGAATTTCATCGAGTTCACATCCGCCGAGATTAACATGTTGAAGTAGACAGGTCCCTCTACTGGGGAGATATACTTCCAAGCATACGTTACCCCGGATTCGATTTCCATTGCGGTCTACCTTTGTTTTGTTGAGCCAGATGTCACCCTTTTTGATACCTTCAAGGAGGGCTTCTTTGACTTCTTGGGTTGCAAGATCCCACCAACGTTGATTAATGTTGACGCAACGCTTAACCCAAGGGAGATCAGCCCGGCTAGCAGTAATAAACTCAAGCACATCTGGATGACTAAGATCAAGATGACATACAACAGCTCCATTTTTGTATACACCTCCACGTCTCAGGATTTCGTTGAGGGTTGAGTAGATCTTGGCGAAGGACACAGGGCCAGATGCCACAAGACCCTTGCCATTCTCAGAGCCTTTGGGACGGATCTTGGAGAGGTGTACCGCAACGCCCGCTCCATAGCGTAGAGCATGACTAACGAATCTCCACGAAGCTTCGATTCCATTTGGTCCTTCCATTGTGTCTTCAACAACGAAGACTGTACATGATACCGGCAGTCGGGAAGTCGGATCATCAATCCAAGATTGTACACGACCAGTTCGAGCAATAAGTTCCTTAGGTGGTTTAGACATGATTAAACGAGATCAGTAAGTGTGGGTTCTTTATAGTTTGGTCCTTTTAGAACCTTACCGTCTTCACGGCGAATAGGTTGCCCATCCTCATCAAGCTTACTCATGTTGCTTTGGTGGACACGGTTGAGAGCTTCATCAAGATCCCAACCAAGGTTTTCTGCATATTGATAGCAGACATAAACAAGGTCAGCTAGCTCTTTCAGGCACTCAGTTGCGTTAACACGAAGACCCATGATGAGTTGGTTCTCAGAGTCAAGAAACTCTTTGAACTCCTCAACGATCAAACTCCGTTGCATAGTCCGTGAAGCTGGACTCGTACTGTTCCTGACCTGGAAACTTTTCCTGAACTCCTTTGCTTGGACGCTGAGAAATGATTTGGCTTTCAAGCTCATTTTGTAGATAGTGGATTGCTTTAGTAAGATCTTGGATGTATGCGTCTTGTAGACTTCTACCGTCAACACCTTTGTGTCCAGCACGGCAGATATATTTGATGGCGTTACCAAGATGGAAGTTCAGGTCTTGGTCTCTGATGAAGTCCCAGACTTGGATTGATCCCCGCTTGTAGTAGCTGGGACCTGTGGAATTGGAGTTGGCCATTTTTTTACTAGGTTGGACATTGAATTACCAAGCACAAAGCATTGTCGCTGTAGTGCTAAGAAGATCGTGATGATATCTTCTTTTTTAGATTCAGGATGACGTAGAGCGTTCTCGATCTGTTTCATCTTGAACTCTTGCTCCATCGTCAGGCTGACAATCGGAGCGGGGAGACCAAAGTCTTGGTTCTTGATTGGTGAAATCATAGTCTTCACATTGAAGGATCTTGGCTAATCGTGCATTCTGTAATGCAACTGACTCATCGAGACCCTTCTCCATGAAAGCATCTACGACTGTCTTCCAGTTATCGCCTTTCTCTGCTAGAAGTGCAGCGGCTCGTTTTACCCCAATACCAGGGATACCTGCGTAGCCATCAGTTTGATCGCCTGCCATAGTTTGAATAAGATGCCAACGGTAACCCTCTTCTGGGGTGATTGTACTCACTTCCTGGGTGAAGTCGTATAACTCACCAGGAATCTGTCGCATGTCTTTATCAGGACTGCAGATGATATGACCCTCCTCTTTTGTAGCGTAGATACCGAGGGCATCATCAGCTTCAAGAGTAGGCATGATTACCACATGGTAGTCTTCCTTGAGTTTGTTGATGACCCTTTTGTAGCCGCACGGCTTCTTTCGATTGCGATGTCCTTTATACTCTGGGTCAATAGATTTACGAAAGTTGACACTATCAGAAAAGAACAGAATAGAATCATCAAAACATCCAAGGTCAGAAGCGATGTTGTAGAGTTCTCTCTCAACGTATTCG